TGCAGTGATGCGCGCTATGCGTATAGACATTCCGTCTATCCACCAGGTCCAGGGAGACTACTATGACTGAACAGATTTCAAAGTCCTCTTCTGAGTACTTTGACATGGAGATGAGCAGAGCTTACACTGATCGATACGGTAATACTACCGTTACCGATTCAAGTGGAGGCTTTCTCGCGGAACGACTTCTAGTTGGGTATAAAAACCCACGCTGGAAAACTCAAGTAAGACTAGGTCAAGACGCCACTACCGATTTATTCGGTATTGATTTCGAGATGTTAGTTAATACGAAAAGTTTTGCACGTGAAGTTGTTCCATATCTCAATCCTGCCGTGACGCCGAGGGAATATGCAACTTCTGCATACTGCTCTCCGTCTCAGCCGGTATCTGCATCTAGTCTTAGTAACATTCCTTTGTCCGAGGCCAACAATGCCGCAATGTCCGGACTCTCCGATAAAATCCAATCTAAACAACAGCAACTTCTTGCTGGCGTTATGATCGGTGAATTATCTGAGACCCTCCGGCTACTAAACTCGCGCGGAAAGACTGTTAAAGAGTTAATAGCTCGTTATCTACTGGGCGTCAATAAACGCCCAGGTCGAGCTCTAACTCGGAAACAGAAAATCGTTCGCGCGTCAGATCTATGGCTCGAGGCCTCTTTTGGTTGGAAACCCTTCGTTAACGATATTGATGATGCAATCACCTATATCGCTAAGGAGGGAACCCATAAAAAGAGAGGCACCGTGCGGTCCGTGAGATCGACCTCTAGTCAATCGACTACTGATCGTTTATGCTCACAGTCCTTTCCTTATTTACGTGCCGATTCGAATTCTATTCGAACAGGTACTGTAAGGTACATAGCCTGCGTTGACGTTGGTTCCAACTCCGATCACAGGGCACGATCTCTAGGGCTTGCGCCTCAGGGATGGTTACCTACTGCTTGGGAATTGGTTCCATGGTCTTTTTTAGTAGACTATTTCTCCAATATTGGATCGATAGTCAATGCGTTTTCCATTCAAGCTTCATCTGTACGATGGGTCGTAAAGACCACCCGGCAAGTTGAAAAGCAAGTAGTGCGCATGCGCCCTGCTGAACCTTTTACCTCGCTGGGTTTCTTGACTGAAAACAAAAGCGGTAAATGTATTTGTGAGTTTAGACGCATTAATCGATCGTCCGCGGATCTCTTCACGCCTTCTCTGGCGTTGGAGATACCTGGACTATCGACCAAATGGGTCAATATGGCTGCGCTCGCGATTTCCGTGAGCAACTCAAATACATCCTACTGGCGATAATACTGTCCCAGTAGTTTCCCTTCTCTACTTTTTAGGATATCTATCCATGAACCCAACTAGTCCAATGACTGGAAGTGCGCAGACCGGTCTTACTGGTCCTACGTATACATTAACCGACGACGTAGGCCCGAATGCCTCTTCAGAACAGTGGGCTGTCACCTCATTAGGTGGCACGCAAACTGGTGTTGAAGTGCATTCGGTGTCTAACCCATTCACCCTAACAGTGGAGCGTCCATCCAACTTTAAGCAGTTGGGTAAGGCGAACCCTGTTACAGGTGTAGTGGCTAGCGTCCCTCGAAACGTTCATACAGTACGCGTCCGTAAAGGCGTGTCTGTATTGAGTACTCAGCCTGTCGTGCCAGCACTTGTGGAATGTAAAGTCCACGTGCCAGCCGGTTCAGATACTGAAGACCCTGAGAGCGTTCGAGCAATGTTAAGTCTGATGATAGGCGCTTTAAGCGATCTATCTTCAGATATCGGTGACCTCGCCATTACTGGAGTGCTTTAACAGAGATGTTAAAGCTCGCCACGTTTTAGCGGTGTTACTAATAGTGTGCTCATCTATAGTTGCGGTAATTCTAGAGGACCCTGGTATTCTTACCAGCCCCTGGATGTACCTTCGCCATATTTGAACACATCTACACATTGGATAGGATAATGTTATGAACTTCTCGTACAATGTTCTTATTAAAGCCTTAGAGAAAGATCTGGGTCAACACATCAGTAACTTCGATGTGCTTGCACCAGAAGCGACCCCCAAAGAGTTTGCCTGCTTTGCCCAGCGTCACGCCCTCCTTAAGAAATTTAAGGATGTCGTTTCGCCTGACGCAGATCAGGTTGCTCTTGGGAAATTCCTTGCATCGAACATTCGATGCTCGGAGTGGAAGCTGGAAGTTGAAGATCTCAGGGATGAATTATTAGTCGGTACCTTCCGTGAGGAAATGTACCGGTTCTTTAATCCATCAGGTAAACCACTGCTGTCAGATAGTTATACTATCTTGGCAAACGGGTATACCGGTCCTGGAGCTTCTGTTGGTGCCAGGGGCAATGACTTTTATACAAAGTTATTTGATTCCCCTGTTACCACGACTTCTTCGTCTCTCTACAATCAGTACGTCCATTACATAAACAATGACTCACGTTGGTCCACCGCCAATACGGCGCGTGCAGATCTTCATGGTAGTCATACTGTAGTGGAAGGCTCTAGACTCTCTTTTGTTCCAAAGAACGAGACTACTTCACGTGTTATCTGTACTGAACCCCTCCTAAATATGTTTTATCAATTAGGAGTTAAGGAGATCTTGGAGAAAAGACTTAGGTCTTTCTACCATATAGATCTTCGAGTTCAGCCGGACAACAATCGTGAGCTTGCGCGTATTGGTTCCGAGTATGGTCAATTATGTACTATTGACCTTTCCTCGGCTTCTGATACGATATCTTTGCGTATGATCGAAGAATTCCTGCCCCACGATGTTAAGTGGTTAAAGGGTCTTCGCTCACGCAAGACGCAGCTTCCTGATGGACGCTGG